TTCAAATCATCCAACGATGTCCTAACACCTCTAATTGGTAAATTAGACTCTAATATCTCATCAATATTTTTGTATTCAAAGTTTGCCATAATTAAAGTATTCTACCTCCAGGACTACCAGCACCACGGGCACCACCAGTATTAGTTGATGCAGAACCAGTTGCACTGGTTGGGCCTCCTATTGTGCCTCCTCTTCCAGTACCACCACTAGTTCCACCCGTTGTACTACCACCAGTTGAACTATTTCTTAATGAGTTTATAGTAGATTGTAATGCAGCTATCTGTGCCTTCAATGCAGCAATTTCACTATCTTGTGATGCATTTTTACTAGCACCTTGTGATGATATATTTTGAGATAGTGATGACAATGCGTTATTGATGTTATTAATTTGATTCGATACACTAGATTCAAGAGACGAGATAGTTGTTGATATTGTTTCGTTCAATTGATTTATAGTCTCATCTTTTTGTCTTAGTTCCTCGTCTTGTTGTAACATCTCACCAGACAATGTGTCTATAAATGATTCATGTTCTATTTGAGCGTCAATATAAGATTGAACTTCTTCTTGTTTTACTTCTATAATCTTTTCCAATCTATCAACCTTAGCATTCAATCCAGTTATAGAATTTTCATTTTCTATTGTGAGTTTTGTCAAATCAGTCAAGAATGTATCTATATCCGTTACATTTGCAATTTTATCCAACAAGTTTATTTCGGCAGAAACTGCTTCTGAAAGTGATTGAAAGTTTCTATCAATTACATAATCGAAATCTTTGAAGTAATATCTTTCATCCAATATTGGTAATCTGTATCTTCCGCTGTTTTTGTACAAGTTTTCAAAAGTTACAGCCCTATCATATTCGTCTCTCAAATTTTTATCGAAATTTATAGAGCCCAATTCATTTAGAGATACCGAAAGTTTTTGTTGTATAAGTACTTCAAGTCTTGATTTAAGTTGCTCTGATGGGATAACACCGTTAGCAGATCCTTTTGGATCTATGAGTTTTCTTGCAATGTAATAATCAAATGTATCTAAGTTATATCTAGAAACACTATCCAATGTATTCTGTATTACAGTTATATCTGATGGATTAGTTGCTAAGAGTTTTTTTATCTTGTTTTGTTCTTCTACAAAGTTTTTAACAACTTCATATTCATATGATTGTTTGAAGGATTTTAATCTTTCAAGTAAAGTACCACCAACAGAATCCTCATCAACCTTTTTTAGAGGTATGGATTTAGAATCAAAATAGTCATAGAATTCCTGAACAGTTTCAAACGAAATATTTTTGTAAGTATCTAATATTCCAGCTGACTGCAATGGATCTATATTTTCTATGAAAAGAAACTCTGATAGACTAATCATCTAATTACCTTGAAGTAATAATTGTTATCAAAAGTTTGTACCGTATCTCCACCGTTTGTTTCTACCTTAATGACAACCCTGTAAAATCTTTCTGGTTGAAATGAATTCATCCAAAGATTAAAATAGTTTCCATCTGAGTCGCAACTTAACTTAGTTCCAGTTGTACTAAATGGTATAACTATCTCGTCAGTGTGTGCATCTCTTATCTCATAGTAAGATGATGTTGGTAGATAATAATTCTTAGTGTAATAAGATTCTGTTGTATAAGTTTTTGCAGGGTATCTATTGTTTGAAAATACTCTTATTCTTGGTTTTTCATTTTCAGAGTAGTACTTTTTCAACTTTACGTTTACTAGAAGATCATCAACACTGACAGGTGATAGACTTCCCGTTGAGAATGTAGAATCATCCCATACTACGTGTAATCTTGGAACGTATATGGTATTACTATCTGCACCAAAAAACTTTAAACTGTTAAAAGTTTCAGTTGAAGATTCTGCTTGGTTACTAAACTTTATGATAAAACCGTCATTCTGAAATCTACCAGATCCAGTGATCCATTTTTTAACAATAGAAGTCACGTCCATGTATATATCTGATGATTCAAATGAGAAAGATTGAGTACACTCTGCACCGTTAAATGTCCACCATGTACCACCACCCTTGTTAGTAAAGTATGATGAGGTTACATTTGCTTGAAGGTTTACTCCAAACAATGAACTAGCATCTACCCACAAATCAGAAATTTCATCCCATTCATATGATTCTATCGCAGGTGGTATATTCCATTCTGTACCTACTGATCTAGATGATTTGTATTTCCAAGATACACCGTCGGTTGTTATTGGCTTGTTATTGTACCTTCCACTTCCATTTGTCCATGAACCACTTAACGGATAAGCATAAACTACATAATCCTGTGGTATTTCTTTTACTTCAACAGACCTAAGTGATAGATAGTACTTGGCACTACCAGAATTTATCTTACCAGAGTTTACTCTTGATTCTATATCTGATGTATCGAACTTTACCAAAATTCTACTATTGTAGATTGATGATGTTCCAACAAGTTGATGTGAAAGTTCAAGTACAGAATCTAAACCAGTGTTTAGTGATTCTGTTCTTTCATAAATCGTTGCATCCCTTTGAGCATATATTGTGTATATCATCCGAATGCCCTCACTCTACCAATAATATCATTATCTGGGTATTTAACTTCGAATATCGAAGGATCAAGAGATGGGAAGATTATTCCATCTTTTGTTGCTTGGTCTAAATTGTATGCGTTAGAAGAATAACCAAGAGAAGGATCTGTTAGATTTGTAAATCTTACATTTACAACTGTTTGGACACCTTCTACTTTATCAAGTTCTGTGTAAACATTGCTTATCACAATAGGTTGATTTATTTGCCATTTTTTAATGTCAAAGTATTTCTTCAATCTATCAATACAACGAAGAACAACTTGATTTCCGTTTTGATCTGGCATCGTGATAATGTCAAATTCAATACCAACATTTATTATGTATGCGTCTTTAATGTTGATAGCATCTGTTAACATTCTATGATAATTCAGGTATGTTTTTAAGTTATCTTTTGTGGCATCATTTATCCTTGTCAACTTGTTATCAGCATCAAATCCCAAGACGTAAAAGTTTAGTGCTAATGGATTTGAAAGTCTATCACTATTGTAAATTGATTCTTCTGTAAGTTGATCGTCTTTTGTTATGTATGCCTTTGCAATAGAACCATACTTCTGTGGAAGACTGTATGCTCGTATGATATAGTCTTCTTTTGTTACTGCTCGATTTTGAGAAGCAAAGTATGCCAAAGCATTTTGACGTATTTCATTTATATCTTCACCGTCTTTACCACCAGTTGATGGTTCTGGGTTTGTTACCGCCAAACTTCCAATTACTTGATTGTAAATTGTTCTGTTTAAACCAGTCTCATCTATGAGTAACGTTTTAGATATTACACGGTTTATCGTATCACTTGGAACGTTGTCTTTAATACCACCACCAACTGTGTAGTAAACTGTTAGTGTTGTATTATTTGGTGCAAGTCCATATGTTTTAGTGTACAAGAAGTTTGAAGGATCTATATCAAGAGAAGCAGCAGACTCAATACCAGTCAATGAAGATCCAACTAAATCTGGGTTTGGTATGAGTATTTCATCATCAAGATTAGATACTCCAGCACCAAATTGAATCTCTGTTATTCCGTTTCCAGTTTGTCTACTTATAAATCTTCTTGAAATCTTTCTTAACTTCAATAGATATGGAGTTTCATTTCGATATGAAGATAGTTGTCTATCATTTCTAGGTATGTTTGGTGTTGGTTCAAATATAGTATCTTGTGCCAAATATGGAACATGATACCACTTATTACCATCTGAATCAATAGCATACAGTATATCTATGATATTTGGTTCTTCTAAGTTTATCTTATCGTATGGCTTAGGATCTACAAATTCATACTCGGCTGTTCGTATTACACCAGATACTGCATTTACAGATTTTTTCAGAAGGTAGTATGTAGGTTCTTTTGAGATGTTGTCATATTCAAACACAGAAACTTCTGTTGGATCAATACTACTACTGTGTTTAAAATCAACATAGTCTGTTGTTCTAAACTGAGAAGTTACATTGTTATTATCCGATGCAACAACCATACCAGGCTCTATTGCAAATGCATATGAGAAGTCTGGTCTGTTATTTGTACCACTACCTATTGACGGTACAAGTTGGAATACATCAAGTTTAACGTTTGAGGCTATTCTTGTTTTTGGTTTGTATCCAAGAGATTGTGCAATGTTTAGAATATTTTGACGCTCAGTAGATTGGAGTATCAATGATTCTTGAAGTGTTGTATCTGTATAATACGATAGAACGTCTCCAACGTATGCAGCCATTTCCAAAAACATCATACCCGGTGATGACTCATTAAAGTCTTGGTATGTATTTGGAAAATAATTTTTAGCAAAATCAATAAGATTCTGCTTTAAAGCTGGAAAATCTCGTGAGAGATACCGTATGTCTTTTTTTACTAAGTCCGCCATTATACTGCCTCTGCAATGGTCAAATTACCTGTATCAGATATAAATATCTGAATCGGCAAATATATGTTTGTTCCTACGATTTGAAGTTCAAGTTTTATTCCAACTGCATGAGATGGATCATTAACTCTACCGTCATCCGTCATATTTAGTTTTACTTCCAAGTTTGTTATACTAAGATATGGAAGCCACGTTGATATTGCAGATATTATTTCCCCACGTATTCTTTCAGCAAAAGAATCTTCACTCGTTATGTTTTCAAACAGAATGAATTTCAATTCGGTTCCAAAATCGGGTTGCATATATCGTTCACCTTTTGCAGTAAGCAAAAGATTCTTTACATTAGAAAAAACTTGAACTCTATTCGTGTAACTTTGATAGAATACACCATTCGGGTTATTAAACGGTATAGTTACACCAATGGGTTTGGTATATTGGTTTATAGATGAACTAGGTTCATTTATAATGATCGTTTTTCTTCTGTATATAGCCAATTATTAACTCCCTTTTTTCTCGTTGATCTTTGCCATCAAAGCAGAATAATCTCTTGTAAGTGCACTAGCAACTTCTGGTGTCACCTGTGATGGATCTACTCCCGATGGAATTGCTCCGTGTTGATTTGAGTAAGCGTTTAAATCATTCGAAGTAAATCTAAATTCAGATTCCATATCAGAACTTTCTTCTAGGGTTCTTCTTGTTTCGTTTAAAATGTCTTGAATACTTGAAAAATTACCACTCGGCTGTGTCTTCTTCTTTTGTACCGGTTTTTCGGCTTTTTGATACATAGACAAACCTTGCTGCATAGATTCATTTGTGGATTTTTTCTTTGATTCATTTTGTTGCTTTTTCATAGCATACTCTATCTCTTCTCGTATAATAGAGCGAATTTCTTTTAGAAAATTCTTAGTATCCATGTTAACATCCTTTATTGTTTTAACTTATTATAAAAATACTGTGTCCATTTGTGACGTAATTGATAACCATCGGAGCTTCCTTTTACTATACCAGTTATGGTTTTTGTAGTTAAAGGACTCACATTATTTACAAGCAATTTATCTTTTCCTCTGAAAAACTCCAATGAAGTTATAACAGCCCATATTGGGTCATTTGGATTAGCAGTAATATCTGGATAAATGATGAAGTGACCCGATTCTACTTTTCTTGGTACTGCGCCAGGTGGATCATTTTTTGGATCAGAACCTTGAACTATTGGTCTAAAATCGTCATATCCAGTAACCGATTTTGCTTTTGACTCACCATCACCTGCCTCAGAAAAACCAGCAAATTTTTCATCAAATGCAATAAATTTTGGTTTGAAAGTACTTTGAATTAAACCGTGTCCTCTATAAGTATATCCCTCAGTTGTTCCTTTATTTCCATCTTTTGCGGGAGATATTTTGTTAAAGGTATTACCACCTCTACCTCTTTCACCAGATCTAGCTTCATTTCTACCACCATAGATTATGTCTGCCCATCCATTTAATGCGGATGGTGCCCTTTTAACAACTTCCTGTGCTTCTCTTAAAGTTATTCTGTTTGGCCATACTTTTGCAAGAGTTGATGCTCTATAACCCATTCCCTCTGTTTTAGGATATATACCAGACTCGGCCATACATTGTCCCATAAAATTTGCAAGACGTTCTGGTGTGTCTATATTATATGGTGAGTTAACCATCAATGGTAATGCCTGAACAAAAAACTTTGGAGTATGTTTATCCGATCCAAGAATTGATTGTGCCTTTGATAAGAAAGACTTTTTTTCATTGGGAGTTTTTGTTGACTTAATAAAGTCATTTGATTTTTTTGTTAACTCAGTAGAACCAAGTCCACCCTTTGGACTCCTTGTACCTTTTATCTTCGAGTCTTCTTTTTCTATTTCTGGTAGTCTGTATTCCTGACCAGTGTTATTTTGCTGATTTCTATTTCCAGAACGAGGAGGTCTAGGTCCAGTCTGTGGCTCATCTTCTTGAATTATAAGATCATCAAAACTATCTATGCGTTGATCTGAAAGAGTCTTTCGATCCTGGCTTGTTGTTCTT